AAGTATAACAAACAAGACGTACTTGTAACGGAGCAAGTGTACCTCAAGATGCGTCCGTACATCACTAACCACCCTGCTGTCACTGTGCATGGAGACATCGAAGACATTTGCTGTCCTAAGTGTGGTGCAGACTCAGGCTTTCAAGAGCGCCGTGGGTACAGCTACACCAACATTGGCAAGTACCAACGCTACAAGTGCAACAACTGTGGCGGGTGGCATCGTGGCCGTAAGACACTACTACCTACTACGCAATCTCAACATCTAACTGTGAGTATATAATATGGATTATCAAACATGGCGTAACTACATGGATGCAGGTGCAGATATGGACCCTGATCCTGTAACAGAAACTATCGCAGAACGTGTACGTACACGATCCGACATAGGTATGAAGAAATACGGCACTAATATGCTGCGTAAAGACCTATCAACCATCCAGTGGATTGACCACGCTATCGAAGAAGCACTGGACCTAGCTGTTTACTTAGAGAGGATCAAGTTTGATGTTAAAACAAATACAGAGGCGCTTTTGGAACGGCAGCGTAATGAGATTGGTTTCTAACTACGCTTGCAGATTGCACGTATTCTTGTGGAATAAACAATGGAATAAGGGGAGTAGATGAATTGTTTAAAAGTAACATGAACCCAATGTTTCGCAGTGCTTTCTCTGAGACTATCTTCCAGAACAAGTACGCACATGAGAATTGTGAAACGTGGGCAGACTTATGCCGTACACTTGTAACGGATGTTATGGGTGATAGGGTAAGCCAGGATAGACAAGACCAGCTTGTACAATACATGACTGATCTCAAGTTTATCCCTGGTGGTCGTTATCTGTACTATGCAGGACGGCCTAAGAAGTTCTTTAATAATTGTTTTTTACTAAGAGCGGAGGAAGATACTCGTGAAGATTGGGCAAACCTTAGCTGGAAGTCTGAATTATGCCTTTCCAGTGGTGGCGGCATTGGCGTTGACTATTCTGTTTATCGTCCTAGTGGGGCTGTACTTCATGGCACAGGTGGCATAGCATCAGGCCCACTGCCTAAGATGCAGATGATTAATGAGCTTGGCCGTGCTGTTATGCAGGGTGGTTCTCGTAGGTCAGCTATCTACGCTAGCCTTAACTGGAAACATAGCGATATATTTAAGTTCTTGAATATGAAGAACTGGTATGACATGCCTGTAGCTGGTACAGACACTACTATCGGTCATATCAAAGAAAAGGACTTTAGCTTTCCTGCCCCTATGGACTTTACGAATATCAGTGTGAACTATGACACAGATTGGATTGAAAACTACTGGGAGACAGGTGACCCCGGTGACACGTTCCGCGAGAACGTCTTGCAAGCACTCAAGACAGGAGAGCCAGGGTTCTCGTTTAACTTCTGGGACAAGGAAAAGGAAACACTACGTAACGCCTGTACCGAAGTCTCCAGTGCAGATGACTCCGACGTGTGTAACCTTGGATCAATCAACATGGGGCGTGTTGAGAGCCTCGATGAGTTCAAGGATATTGTTGACTTATCTACACTCTTCTTACTATGCGGCACTATCGTTGCTAAACTCCCCTACAAAAAGGTTGCCGAAGTCAGAGAAAAGAACCGACGTCTGGGCTTAGGCTTGATGGGTATACATGAGTGGCTTATTAAAAGAGGACAGAAGTATGAAGTGGGACCAGAACTACACAAATGGCTCAGAGTCTATCAAAGTGTATCAACTGATGTTGGAACATCTTATGCAGATGCACTCGATCTTAGCCGACCTGTTGCCTTTAGAGCCATCGCACCAACAGGCAGCATTGGTATCCTTGCAGGAACAACTACGGGGATCGAACCAATGTTTGCAGCAGCTTATAAGAGGCGCTACCTTAGAGGGGGAAGATGGAAGTACCAATACGTAGTAGACTCTGTAGCACAAGAAATGAAGGACACTTATGATGTTGATCCCAATTCTATTGATTCAGCCCTTGATCTTGCTTCTGATCCTGTAAGGCGTATCAAGTTCCAGGCAGATGTGCAGGACTATGTAGACATGTCCATATCATCTACCATCAACCTACCAGAGTACTCTGAGAGCTTTGACACTGAGGGCTTCACTGATGCCCTAGCTTCTCATGCTCATCGTCTACGTGGCTTTACATGCTATCCTAACGGCAGCAGAGGTGGACAACCACTTGTGCGTGTAGACTACGACGAGGCCAAGGACAAGCTAGGCGAAGAGTTTGAAGAGTCCATCGAAGCTATGGATATCTGTGATCTTACAGGAGCAGGAAGCTGTGGAGTATAATATAAATGAAGAGGGTGAGGCCATACTATCGGCTCTCACCCTGAAGGTTACTCCTGAAGGCCAACTCGTAGTGGATCGGGATACTGTAGACCTACACAAAGTAAAGACAGTGTGCGGTGACCGGTTTCTTGATCTCTACGAAATGGCAGTGTGGGTAGATAACTTATTCCACATTACTCACTTAGATATCAACTCAAGCATCGGAGATGCAATGGAGAAGAAAGATGAGAGTATTCGTATATAAGAACAACTTATGCGCTCCTGAGAAGAAGTACGGAGCTATTAAACAGTTTAACAACGCTAAGGACTTAGACGGGTTCTTACGTACACTATGCTACAACATGAACTCTCTAGCTCACAGGCAGCTACGTGTATTCATAGCTAACGACGAGGTGGAGCAACATGAAGTAGATCACCATGTGCTTATGGGTGATAACTACGGACTAGACTTCCGTAAGACTTCTATCAAAGAAATAGATACCTTAGAAATGGCTGCTGAAACAAGCAAGTCTATGGCTAAGGTTAAGGAAGCTACAGACAGACGCATACAATTACAGACTGTCGAATAGCTCTCTCTCACTCTTACGACGACGGACGAGGCCGGGGAGTATTTTACCCCCGCCTCGCCGCCACTTAGGGAACTCCTTTGAGGCCCCGCCGATATCACCCCGGTTTAGTTTTGCTCGTAGGGTGCTTGCCTTATACCTGCCACTTCCTATATTCCACACCAGACTACAGATCGCAGAGAATTGGTTCTCCGTAAGCGGTATCACCGTCATACGTTTGATCTGTTCCTCAACCTTATCCAGTTCTTCCATCAGTAGATGCTCACCCTGTAACTCCGTAATGTGTGCGGTATCACGAGTGACCCTAGCCCCTGATGAATCCCTTATGTTCCCGTATCCATATGTCCAGTATCCAGCAGGACACTTATACGGTGTACTAGAGAACCCTTCATAGTGCTTAATTATAGCTATGCCTCTAGCGTTGCAGTGCATCAGGTTTCCCTTTTACTAAATGCCCTGTTGCCAAACCAGAAGGCTATCATACTACTAAGCAGTGCAAAGAACCTATCGTCTAGTAAGCTATTCAGTGCTTCTAACGTAAGCCCCTGTTCTCCTAATACCACCCATGCAATAGCCCATGAGATAATTAAAAACTCAGCTACAAATAGGTATGTGACTACAGGTCTTACCGATGCAGATAGATTTGCAAATGCCTGACTAGCTTTCCGTACTGATGCAGCTTGTTCTTTGTGTGCAGCTTCTATCTCGCGTACTTGCCCTTCAGCTATCATAGCCTCTAGCCGCTGCTCTCCTAGCTTCATCTGCATATCAGTTTCAGCTTCTAACATAGCCAGTTCGTGCTTCTTGTCTGCCTTGTCTTGGAAGAATCCAAGTATGTTCGGTGCAAAGCTACTAGCAAAGCCTAATGCAGTAGTAAGTAAAGTTAACATTATCTACACCTCCACCTACGCCTTGCTTGTCTTAATCTGCTATTAGGGTTTTTTGCTGCTTTAGGAAACTTCTTCATCTGGCCTGCACTTCTAGCACAGAAGCTTTTACGTCTAGCTGCACGTTTACCTGTAGGCTTCTTCTCCGTAACAGCAGTTTGTAGTTTACTGCCTGGATTTTCCTTACGGTAGCGTCTTACACCCTTCTCAGTCATACCCGCTCCACTCTCCGTAGAACGCTTATCACCACTCTTCTGGGTGTAACCCTTCATGCTGCCTTTCTTACGCTTCTTCTTATCAGCCATTAGGACGGCCTCCCTTCTTCTTCCAGCTAATACGGGCTGGTCCTTTCTTCTTCCTTTTTGCACTCGTACATTGTGCTTTAGTAGGACGGCAAGCGGGATAAGGACGTTTAGAACCCCCTTTTGCAGATTTACGTCCACAAGGCTTGCCTGTCTTACAATCAATCCAGCCTTTCCCTTTATTACGGCTGAACCACTTTCTTAGTCCTTCACTTTTTTTTGCCATTCTTCTTAGCCTTGGGCTTAGTATGACCCCAACCCATCTTCTTCATCTTTAGATGATCTGCATAAGTTTTGGCCATTTTACCTCTACCCCCGCCTTTGGGGTACATCATATGCGGCTTGAACTTTTTCTTATCCATCACTTACTTCCTTTTCCCCAGTTAGCTGCACCAACTTTACGACACTTAACTAAAGCCCCAGAAGCGTAGGCCGAAGGCCACTTAGTATAACGGGCTTTTACTTTATGATAACAAGCATCTTTCTTGCCGTTACCCTTCTTCTTTCCCTTCATCTTACCAGCAGCCATTTATTGCTCCTTAACAGGTGGGTGTTTACCATTATGCATATGAGCAAGAGCATCTAAATTTTTATGTACTACTCTCATCTCTGTCCTAAGTTCAGATATTTCTCTATGTTGTGCTTCTAATTTAGCAGGAGACAGTATATTACCAAATATTTTATTTTGATGTTTTATTACAGCCCTGTCTGCATCAGCTTGATCTATACGTGTGTTAATATCATTCAGTACTTTTTCCATTTGGGCTATATCTTGTATAACCCTAGATAGTTGAGACTTTACCACAGCAAAAGCTCCAGCTAATGATGCTAAAAGTGTACCAAATTGTACAAGCTCTCTAATACCAAATTCCATATTAAATTACCGCAGGTCCTGACGTTGCAGCCCACCAAAGAAACCAACCAATACCACCTGCAATAGTAATAACAGCTAAACCTTTAGCAGCTTCAATTAGTATTACTCTTCTTCGCTCCGCACGTTCTTCTGCTTCAAGCTTTTCACGTTTTTTACGTTCTTTTTTTTCAGCAATTCTTTTCTTACGTTCATCTAATATCAACTCCCAAGTAGTTTTCTCCCCCGGTTTAGAGGGCCACTTTGAGTTAATTTCTGTTTTTAAGTCTTCCAGTTGTTGCTGAAGTTGTTTTTCTTCTATAACAGCAGCGGCAGCAGACGACATAGAGGTTTCTGAGCCGTCATCAGCAGCACGTTTTTGTAGTATACTTTTGTTTTTTCTGCCAATTGAGCTACCAGCTTTATTGTCTTTATTTTTCTCATGTTGTTCTTTTGCTTGAAACAGCCCATCTAATCCATGAGCAATCTCTTGAACACCTTTAGCAGATTTTACTAGAGTTTTGGTAGCAGTAATAGCAGCAGCTATAGTGATTGGGTCCATAGTGTACCATCTTTACAGTTATGGTTTAGTCGGCCACGGGTCCGACACGCCGTCCTTGCCTTGTTCAAATTGATCCCATTGACTCTGAAAAGCCACTGGGTCTGAGGTGTTGGCTGGGAGATCACGCAAGGTAGCGCGATACGACTTCATCGAGTCAGTAAGCGTCACATCATTAAGAGCAAAGTAATCTGTTTCCTGTAGCCGCTTGTTCCGCTCTCTTCTAATTGACTCCAAACAAAGATTACTTTCATTGGCCTCACTCTTAGCCTTTCGATCAAGCAGCGCTTGCTCTTCGGCATCCGTAAGTGGGAACTCTTCGCCGTTCACAATTTTTGTAGCCATAGCGCACCTCTAAACCACGTTGGTTCCATATAATTTGAAATGAATGTCGGTGAAATGGCCTGAGTTAGGGTAGATTTTAAACGCATCCATATCACCCTGAGTTCCACCTGATGCGGTATGGAACCACGCTCCGTTACAACGCACGGGGGCAAACCCTGCATTGTGATAGCTCCAATCATGCATACCGCCGGGGTAAAGCTCACCATCTTTTTTGCGGTCAATAGTCATCGTGCCCATCAGGTTCGCCTGAGGTGCGCCAGCGGCTGGCTTGTAGGTACTGCTATACCCCGTAATTTCAGTCTGGCCAGAGGTGGTGCCATGCCTTCCTTCGGTAGCAATGTCACCATTGTTTCGCGTCACATGGTTTGTGCTGTACCAGTGGTTAGTCAAAGCAGTTGCTGCACCCCCGGCGTTTGAATAATTCGACCCGTTATCATAACTAATCGCAATCATCAACGGCTCACTTGCACTGATTTGCACATTCCAAAGGTGAAGAATATAAAAGTCGTGAGTTAAACTGGTGAACGCCACTTCTGATTGTGTCGCTGAAGAGTAGCTGCCTTGTGAATGTAGATCGTAAGTGCCACTGGTTAGGTCAAGAACACCTTGTACAGTATCTCTTTTAGTTAGATTACTATCTCCTACATCAGCGAAGGTAATGACATCTGAAGCAGTAATTGTGTGATCGGCTAGGGAAGTCCCTACACCAAGCATACGTTGGTCTAATGTTGTTTGTGCCATCTATCTACTCCGGTTTCGGGTATTTTTCTTTAACAGCAGCAACAGCAGCCACCCAAGCAACCCACTTGCTGTCATCACCTTTTTCTTTCCAGTAGAGTGCGTCAGCAAAATCACCAAGTGGCGGGTATTCACTTGCTCTCCATTGCTGACATATTTCCAACTCAGTCCAAGCCATCATTACACCTCAATTTCTGTAGCGGTTATTATTGCCGGGTGAATGGGTGTCGTCGCAGTCCCTTTGCGGTTCAAATAGCTCGTATTCGCGCCGAAGACTTGCCACCAGTACAGCTTGTAGGAGTACGCTGATGTTCCCGGCGCTGTGTCGATGTAACGCATAGAAATAGTCTCAAGGCTTCCATCGTGATCATGCGTTACCTCTCCCCAAACTGTCGATGAATGAAGATTTGTGGAGTCACGATATAGAAAAAATTGAGCGCCGTTCTGTGAATTTGCGCTAGTTCCATAGCTCACCATGCAATCAATAATTATTTTATTGTTTGTAGCCGTAGGCGTAATCGAAACGGCGATCCCCGTGTCTTCCAAAGTAGACGCATGGTAGGTTCGCGAAATGTCGTTAGCGGTGTTTTCCGCACTTACGAACTGTAAGACTTTACCGGCTCCAGCCCACGCCGGATTTGCTCCAGTGCCTTGTGTTTTTAGAAAATGACCATTTGTTCCAGCAGCTAATCTAGCCCAATCACTTCCATTGTAATACATAACATCGCCTTGGGCATCAGACCCCAATGCAATCTTGGCACCTGTAACACTATTATCTTCTATGACAGGGGCATTACCGGCGTCGTGAATAATAAAACTAAAAACTTCTACACCCGATGTAACACTAGAAGTTGTTGTAATGCCCGTGCCTGAAACAGAGTAATCTGTTACGGGTTTTTGAATTATCCCCCCGATACTTAGCAGCACTGAATTGGTTGAAGCTGCTTTATCCAACGTAAAACTTGTGCCACCACCTGTACCGTGGTTTTTAAAAGTTACGCCAGAGTTACCAGCAAAATTTAAAAAGTTACTCATATTACGCCCACCTTAATACCACGCCTGACACGCGAATTTCTTTAGTGTTCAAAGTCGTAACTCTGTACTTCATCGACGTGCCAGAAGGTTGCCCACTAATGTCAACGGAACCTTCGTAGTTAATAAAGTTAGAGTTGGTCGAGCCTTCAGCCAAAGTTACTTCTGTCCAATTTGACCCATTATTTCTGCTGATCTCTGCCTTAATGTCGCTATTTACCGTCACCGAATCGACGGGGTCGGCCTGCACGGTAATGAAACCTTTTGACGGTGCAGACGCTGCGGTCAACGCATTGTTAATAAGCGTCATGTCCTGCGTAGTATTCGTCTCAAACATATCGAGTTCGATGATGTTTCCGTTGGCACCACCTGATGCGGTGTTTTTGCTCTTCACAGTAATCTTGTAATACCGATATGCGGTAGTATTTGACCAAGTATAATCCTTGGTCGCGTTGCCGGTAGCTCCAGTACTTTCATCAATCAACGACGTGAAGTCAGAGTTATTGTTCGACCCCTCGACCTTCACGCCCAGTATGTAGTTGGCGATGTCGGAGTGGTTCATCCAATGGATGGACATTTTGGTTGCCGTCTTTGTGACGCCACTGCCGACATCAACTGTGAAAAAGACTGACCCGGCTGGCAATGGTACGGTCAAACCAGCTTCGGTGCCGGTGTTATCATCGGCTAAATTTGCAAGATTAGTGACAGCGCCTGAGCCAGCCGTGAACGTCAGGCCGCTTGTGATAAAGGTATCTGAATATCCTGTGCCAGGGTTATGATAGTAATCGGAACTAGCATCATACGTTGCGTTCGTTTTGGTCGCTAAGGTGTCACTGTCAAAAGCATCAGCTTGACCGTTTGGAAA